TTGTAATATGAGAAGGAGTAAAACGGCTAAGGTCATCGACCCTAGCGCTCCGCAAATCATCAAGACCGCCAGCATTTTCCATGACTCCTTGAGATATTTCATCAAGTTTCGCCAGAACTGTACTGTCTGTCCCAGTGTTGCCCTCAATTACCTGTACCTGCTTTTCTAAATCGTCAATCCTTCCAGCAATTTGTGATGCCTTCCAGACGACAGTGCCACTAACCACGGCTACGGACATAATAAGTCCAAGAGTTATCCTAGATACTCCTATTTTCTTTATGTCCGTAATATCGTCCATGGTTATGCTTTATCTACTTGCGCTCTGTATTCTTTCACAGCATTTTTAATCACTGCTATTCCTGCTGCAGCAGCAGCAGTCAAAGCACCTTTAACGCTAGAAGTGTCCGTAACCACCCAGATAGCCAAGAAGGATTGAAGGGCTGTACTAATAGCCTTCTCTCCAACTGACATCCAGTTGATCTCTTTTGCTTTAACCTTAATAGTCATATATCTTTCCTTGTTAGGGGGTCCACTACACCACCCGAAGTCTGTTACTAAGAACCTACTTTTCGGAGGGTTAGAGTCGCTATTAAACGAATTGCAGAACCTGATCTGGAAGGTTCGTATAAGGTAACTGCCTGTAAATCACAGGCTTCAACCTCAAAAACATCTGTGGAGCCAGTCACATGCCAGTCAATATCTTGAAATTTAACTCTCGTTTGAACAAGATTCTGTAGTGTCCTAGCTCTCCTAATACCTGCACCTTCACCATTCTCACCAAGAGGCGCACCATTCATTCCTTTCAAATGATCGCCACAATCAACAGGTATCTGTATGAGGGTGTCTGCCAAGCCAAGAGGATGGTATCTAGCTGACAAGAAAGTCAGCGCACAGTCACCAGAAGCATTACCAACAAATGACAGCTTCAATCCCAACTCTTTAGATTGTTTACCTATCTCTACAGTATGGGTTTTTAACTGTTCAGAAACCGTACCACCAGTAAGAGAAGAATAATTAGCCCCACCGTCTACAGTTGCAGTAACAGTAATTGACTCGCCAGTTCCTAAAGGGTCCATAGTGAGAGTTACATCATCCCACACCTTGAACAAACCAGAAGCACCATCAGCGAAAGAAGTCTTTAACTCTCCAGCAGTAACAAACTGTGAAGCATGGGTTCTGTAAACTCCATGCCCTCTTATAGAGAACACAGGTAACCCTTGCCAAATACTTATAGAAGAAACATCACCATCAACACTAGCCTCATACCATTTAGCCCAACCACCAGTAGTTAATGAAACGGCACCTGTGCCAGCATGACTACTAGCCATTGTTTTCCAACCAAACAACATTAGATCCTCGTGGGTAGCAAAAGCTCCCACTTTATGATCTGCTGAAGTTCCGACAGGGGCTATCTCTGTAACAACAGTGGCTATTAAAGCGCCACTACCATCGACTACACATTGATACAGTAGAGCCTGTCCTTTATTAGAGCCTTCTGGTCTATAAGCTCTAACCCAAACATACCCTCCACCTGTAGCAACAGTAGCCACCTCCAAGCCATCGGGTAGTTTAAGTGCCTCAAAAGGCACGAAGAAATCACCTGATTCATCTAAACCTAACTTCCAAGCATAGACAGAACCAGTAGCAGAGGTAGAACCTCCAAAATAGAAATGACCACCAGTAGACCCACCAAGAGTAATAGTCGTTCCTTCAGGTAAAGTAAGATGCCCATTAGATTTTTCTTCCGCTCCACTGTCATTGAGAGTAGTAAATCTATTAGGCGTAGAACCTGCACTGGCTACCGCCGCACAAATTCTTCCTGCAGCCCATTCAACTTCATAAGCATTTTGGGTAGACCAAGCACCGGGATTTGAACTAGTAGTACCTCTATGAATATCCGTCCCATTACAGGCGTACCATTTTTGACCATCACTTGTCAAATCAGTTACTGCAGCACCTGAAGCCGCAACAGTAATAGCTTGTGGGCTTGCACTTGGAGAAGTCACATACTTGAGGGCTAAATCACCTGTCTGCATGTAAAGAGTATTCCCCACAACGACATGCCTTAAACTTGCATAGCTCTCAGCCTCTTCCAGAACGACAGAAGGTAAGAGTTTTATCTTTCCGGGATCTGTAAAAGGGTCTAAACCAGTTGACTCCCAATAGCCAGAAGCAGTAGAAGAACCTCTATGTAAATACTTTTGACCAGCACCTGCATCCCATGTGTCAGCAGCAGCGAAAGAGTATCTTTCGATTGCCTCACTGAAAGGGGTATCAGAAGTGGCTAACCGCTGAGGGTCAAGAGGTATAACCTGACGGCGGTACTCTTGACCTTTCTCTGGATGGTCTGCCAGCATATAACCTGTGCCATTGATGCCCACTTGATAAACGTGTCCCACACTTGAGAGATCAGGAAAATCAAAAACATCAACATATTCAACCTTTACTAATAGGGATTCTTCAGCAGCCATTAACTTGACCTAACTCCATAGTTGTTCTTTAACTGTAAACGGATGTCATATTCCACACCATTACTAAAGGTGAATGGAATATCATAAGTAGTGCCACTTCCAGCAGTCCAACCTGAATCATGTAGCTCTATAGTGGTGTCCTTATCAAGGACACGCACCCTGTAAAAAGACTGTGTGTTACCTCCATCAGAGAAACTCCAAGCAAGGGTCACATTTTGAGCCTGAGTAATAGTCATTTGTGCATCACTGGGAACAGTGACACCCTCTAATGTAGTCATGGCAGCTTGAGGGTTACCCCAAGCGTAGGTCACATTAGCTGAGGCTTCACTAGAAAAAGATCCAACAGTGTCTTTAACCTGAACTACCCACTTGTTAGTGGCAGCTACAGGGACACTTTCTTCATCTATATCAAATGTGTAGCTGGTATTAGCACCTAGCAACCACCCTGAATCAAAAAAGGTTGAACTGCCTGCAGAGTTCTTAGCTTGAACACGGTAATAAGTTTGAGGTCTACCTTGTGGCTGAGTGTAAGACCAAGTGACAGTCGAATTGGCAGAAGTGTTAGCAGTGGTAGTGGCGGCAACAGCAGAGACTACAGGGGGATCATGTACTACCCCTGTCTCACCGCCTAAAGCGGTAGTGCCAAGTGCAGGCACTCCTAAAGAAGGCATTATTCAGCCTCATACTCTACGACAAGTCGCCCTGTACTGTCAGCAATCCCACATTCTTCTGATTTCATATCCTTGTCTTGACGTTCGGAAATAACTATCCACATAGCGATAGCACCATCTTGACCTTCTATTGTCAAAATGTTCTCATTGATAGACCAAGTAACAGATTCTCCAGCAGGGCAGGAAACAATAGACCAAGGTTCTCTGGACAGAGCCTGCCAAGTTCCCTCAGTCATACCAGAAACTTCATCAATGTTTACTTCAGCACGACCACCTTCTAGCATCACCATACCTCTGTAGATTAGATCAGCTTGTGGTCCTTCAATGAAAGAATGTCTTAAACGCATACCTTCTTGAGTCGGATGTTCTATGTCGAAAGTACCACTTGTTTTTGCTAAAGCTCCAGTGATGGTAAACCCACCTGCATGGGCTCTGGCTCTTTCAGTCTGAGCAGTCTTTAGAATAACTTTGGCTGTAGAGCCAGACGAAACAGCACTATCAGTATCAGCATCTATCACGACAGAGCCATCAGACTCGTCTGCACTGATAAAACTATTAGCTGTAGTGTCAGTATTGGTAAATTTAATTGTTGCATCCGAATGGTTGATATGCAAAGCCTCAGCGGGTCCACCACCACTCCATGAAGAAGCAGTGTCTTTAATACCTAGACGTTCATTGCTGTGGTCGTAGGTGAAATTGGCAGTAGAGATCATAAAATCATCGACAATACCTGCAGTTAAGGGAGCGACTATTTTCCTGTCCGTATCCCAATTCTGTGCTGATGTACCTTCTTGCGCCCTAACTATCGTTAGAGTGTGAGGTCCACTGTCTTGAATACCAGTTACCTTAACAATCTCTGAAGCATGTTCCGTGGCATCAGGATCAATCACCATCATCATGTAATTAGTGGCTGATAAGCCACTAGGAGCAGTGGTGTTGGTATCAAAGTTGACGCTCGCTGTTACTGCAGATGAACCCAAAGCAGTGTTCAGCGAACCTTTGATGAAATTCTTAAATTCTCTAGTTAATGACATAATGTTTCCTTATAGCAAATGAGGCATTTTTCTGTACGGTCTATACTTAGGCACATACTGAAGAGACTTCGCCTCATCTATCCTGCGGTACACCTCGCCCCACAATTCTCTAGCCCACCTTAAATTGACACCTTGCCTCATGGCAGCGTCTTGATTCCACTCTTCTATCTTGTCAACCTCCATACGGTTCACTTCTCTTCTGGTTGTTGCATAGGCAGCAGCCCAAAGAGCAGGAATATCCTCTGAACCTAAAGGCAGGTTTACAGTTCCAGTCTCCTCTTCAGAGGTAAACTCGTAAGGAGTTTGAAATACAACTATAACTGAATCCTCATTCTCTACAGAAGTAGGAAGTCTTAAAGCCTTACCACTCGATACATCAGTAGTTGGCATATCTTCTTCAAACTGCCAACCGTTAATATCAATTATCCTTCCTGTCTGACCAATGATATGCCTCACTGAATACACCCTCATCGTGTTAGAAGGCATCACAATGTACTGCAAATCCGTAGCACGAGACATGGATTGAGATGTCAGACTGGGAATAAAAGCATTCAGAGCAGAGTTGAAACACCGAGCTAAATAACTTTTTACAGAGTTACGAGACCAAGGAGGGTTAATGAGTGAAGTAGTGCCTGTCGTATGACCGCTGCTTGCTGTTGTCCCTGCATAGCCTCGTGCTACTGTCAACACAGGGGTAGCATCGCTAGACTTTGCTGTTATCAAGCACAACTCACTGCCTAACTCAAGAATATCAGTCACTTGTACTCTAGTCGCATCACTTACTGTTAGTTGAGTATCAGAAGCAGTATCTAACGCATTACTACCCACAGTAACCTGAAAAGGACGTTCTGAGTCACGGTAAAGCATCTCTAATGTATCCTCTATAAGAGTTCCCTGTGAAACTGTGGTTGTCGTAGCCATCGCTTACCTACCCTTGATATGTCACTTATTTGAATTTGAACCGTGAAGGTGTCTTTCTATAACGGTTTACCGTTATATAAGACAGATTCGTTGCCCTGTCACCGAAAAGATTAGCCATATCCTCTGATATGGAGAAAGAATCACCCGGAGCTATCGTTGTACGATCCCCACCAATATCAAGATCTGTGCCTTCGGCAACATCATCAGAAAGAAGAATTAGGTCAACCAGATTGTCAACAACACTACTCGTGTCTGCATTGGATAGATCTATACCATGAGCTTCCAGTATCGAAAGAGCTTCAGTAACAGTGACAGCATTAGTAAATGAAAGAGTCACATCTGTAGCTGCGGCAGTATCCGACTGTGTTCCTACGTCTATGTTGATGAAACTTCCACCACCACGATAACGGTTATCGTTTCTGTAATCATTAGAGAATCTGTATGCCTGTTCTGATCCATAAGAATACCGAACAGTGTCAGAGTCTGTTAAAGAGTTGCCTTGTGCTTCGGTTTCAGCACCAGAGCCAGTGTCAGCTTGATCCAAGACGAGTGTCATACTGTCAAAGAATTGTTGACTATCACTTGTCAATGCAACTACAAGAATAGAAGGAACTTCTACTTCACTTGCAGATAGTTGATCTGTTAAGACTAAAGAGACAGTTAAAGTTTCACTGTCAACAACAGTGATCGTGTCGAAAAGGGGTGTAGGGACTGATGTAGTTCTATAACTGAGAGTTGAACGATAGTTGGCAGAATTTCTATAAGTTAGATCGTAATTATCTGCATTAGAGAAAAGGTTTCTATACCCTATGTTTGTTCGATAGTTAAAAGTATTTCTATATAAAAGCTCATAAACGCCGGGTCGGTATTTGCCTGATCTATATAGAACAGATGACCTGTAGGTCATTATTTACTCTTCTTTCGCTGCTTCAATCATTTCAACAGCCATTATTCTCGTTCACTTGGGAGTATATACTCATCCCATTTTTGTTCTTCTTCATTCCATTCATACTCTGTTGAATTATCAATTTCTTCAGGAGCGATTCCTTCCCAAGGATGTGGAACAGGGGCATACCATCCAGCCATCTTTGTTCCATTACTAATCCATGTCCAAGATGGATGAGGACTGTCAGGTTTAACGAAAGATAAAGAATCTTCATCCCAGCTATGACCTGCAAGCCATTCACCTGCTGATTCTGGGTGTCTCCAATAACCGTCATCATCTAAAGTCCACGAAGGATAAGGTTGCGGTTCAACTTGAAAAAGGTCACGATCAGGTAAATAAACTGATCCTTCACCTGCATACCGACCTCTTATCTTCCCATTGTAAGAAGTTTGAATCCAAGTACCTGAATCTGGGTAATGATCGTTAAGGAAATCAATCCCTAACTGTTCGTTTTCTACACCATCAATAGTCATGTCATTATTGTCAATGACAAGAATTTGTACTACTACATTGTTTTCGTCTAGTTCAGCGAAGTGAGCCATTTAACCCTCCGTTACCCAACGAAGTACAACAACGCCTGACCCACCGTTACCTCCTAATCGTGACGACACGTTTCCATCAGGGTATCTTCCACCGCCACCGCCACCAGAATTAGCGACTCCAGCACCGGGAGCCGACGCCGCTCCAGAATAC